CCTTTGACGAGGTGTAACTACGCGGCCGCCGTAGCTTGTGTTGGGCCTCTTTGTCACCAATTGGGTGGTCATAGACTTTTTTATCCTTGTGTTCATTATTCTATCCAATCAAAGACTCCCGCAGTAAAATACCCTTTCTGTTTGTCTTTGGTGGTATGTAAAAAAACAGACGGCTCAAGTCTTTTCGGATAAAAAAGTCTGAACCGTCTGTATAGCCCTAATTTTATATCTTTTATCATATTTCTGCATCCCTGCATAATATGGTTATTATTCGGTGTTGCCAGCAATAAAAGCATCACAGTAATCTTCGTCAAGATTACCGAAGCCCAGCTACTGGTCGCGACTCCAGCAACACCTTGAATAATTACAAAGTAACATATTCCTAACAAAAGTCAAATAAAATCTTTGGCTAAATAAGAAAAACTTTGCCGCTTGTTTGGCCAATAATGCCGATTTTAGGATTATTCTCAATGTCACCCCGTTTTATTATTGACAAGATTCAAGTTTTGTTTTAGAATAGCCGATAGTTAAACAAAGGCAAATTAAATTCAGAAAGGCAAAGGCAATGAAAACTTCAATCGAAATTACCCAAAGAGACAATGATGAGACAGATTATCTGGCTTTGATAACGGAACTGCTCAACAAGCGGTTCAAGACAAAAGAGACAATGGAGCAACGCTGGCAGTTAAACTGTTTGGACGTATGCCAAGAATTAGGAGGCAAGCTCGAATTTTGTCTTAATTCTGTCAAGTTTGATTTTAGCGAAGTTTACTAAAGAATTAACCTAAAGACAAAGGCACAAAACATCAACGCTCAGCCGAGGTTTATCACCCCGCAAATTTGCCTTTGTCGCCTCGGCTGGGCTTTTTAATGAAAGGGATAGGAAAATGGCAAAGCACATAATTAATTGCACTCCAAAATGGGAAAACTTATTGCCAATGTTTTTCCAATGGTTGGAATGTGGCGTAAAAAGTCAAAAAGAATGTGCAAAGATAGAAATCAAAAGACTTGCCAAAATGGCCGATACATTTATGGAGCATCGAGAACACGGTGGCTTGACTTGCAAGTGTGGCGAAACATTCGACTTAACTTAAAATCCACAGGGCAGGGTTTTACGGAGCTTTGCCTTATGTATTTTAACCCGAAACTGTTTAATTGAAAGGAATAGGAAAATGACTATCAAAGAAAAACTCAAAAAGGCTAAATTCATAATGGATTGTTTTGTCGGTGCTTACAAGGACGATAGAACAACAGGGGAATATCAAGATTCAAAAAAGGCGAGTAAGTTAGTTAATGAGGTATTAAAAGCTATTGGCTAACAGCCTTCCCTTGAGCGCCCGACCACGCTCCGGCGTATGCTGTTAAAACTGAAAGGAAAAGAAAGATGATAACACATAAGAAGAAATATGGCATTTACCACTGGGATACCTTTGATAATGAAACTATTCTTGTTGGCGAAGTCGATACTGCCGTAGAAGCGATAGAATTCGTAAATGACAAATATGGCGACAGAATAAGAAGGACTGGCGCAGACCGAGTGGATATTGTGGACTTAAAGGGCAATGTCCTTCAAAAGTTTAGCGTAGGTTAAAAGTAAGGGCTTTAATTGGAGATAGATAATGGCAAAGAAAACATCAGAATTTGGCAAAGGTTTGACTTATTGTATCGGTTTGTTTTTGGCACATGCCGAAAGAAAAATCCACAATACAGGGACAGAAAGAGATTATGAGCTTTGGTTCAATGGCGCAAGCGACCACCTGTATGATTTGGATTTGGCTAAAGTCAAAGATAAATCCTTAAAAACAAGTATAAATGAGTGGAGAGCCAAAATAATCCATTGGGGGCACGGATTCTCTGCGCCAACCGCCACAGAAAAGGATTTCCATTGGTCAGTACAACAAGCCAAAGATTTCCTCAGAGAAATAGATAGCAAGATAATCGGAGTCAAGACCATACAAGGCTCGTGGGAATAAACTCGCTCTATCGCCTCTACTGAAAACCAGGCATAATCGGACGATTAAAACCGAGTTCGTCCACTACAGAAAGGAGAAAGAGAAAATGACTGAAAGAATCGGAAATTCAATTATAGTTTATGCAGAAAGACCTCAACAATGTGATTATTGCGGCGAAATTAAAGAGCTTCGTCCGTATGGCCCAAACGGAGAATGTATTTGTTTTCCTTGTGCAATGAAAGACGAGGAAACAACCAAAAAAATGTGCGATAAAGTATTGTTTGGCATTGAAAGCTGAACCCTTGACCATATTGATAGCCCCCATGCCATAAAGTCGCTTAGAATGGACGTGGTAGCTCAGAAAGGGATCAGGATAGGCTGAAAGGAAGTAAATGGAACGTATAAAATATGCTTGTTATGAATGTGATAATGAATGTCGGCTTTCGATTAGAGGAGATTCTTCCGACATACCAGACGATTGCCCTATCAACGCCTACGATGCCACCCCGGCAGTGTGGGAATTAGACAAAGATTAGCCGATTAGCTTGAAATGGCAGAAAGGAAGATATTATGAGTGACTATACAAAAGGCGAATGGCATATAATAGGCAAATCTGAAATGGATGGCATAGAGATTGGCATTGATAACAAAGACGGGACAAAATGTCCCCTTGCAACAGTAAGTTGGTATGGCGAAGATGATTGTAACGCAGAACAAGATGAGGCTACGGCTCGTTTAATAACCGCCGCACCAAATTTACTGGAAGCGTGCAAGGAAGTGCAAAAGGTGTTTGGGTTTATCGCTGAAAATTACAAAAGCGCTCCGCATTTCCCTAATGCTGAAAGATTAGTTGATGCTGCCATAGCTAAGTGCGAGGCTTAGGTCTTTCCCTGTCCCAACCGCATTTGCATTTATATTTCTTGTCATATTGAGCAGGACAGCCAGGCGAATGCCTGCCGTATTCAGTTAGAAGCTCCTCAAGTTTCTCGATAGGACATATACAACTATCGCCTTCTGATATTGGTGGGCATTTAAGGCAAAATAGGTATCTAATACGCTTATCAACCTCCTCGATATAATCACTTACCCACGACACTAAATCAGAACCATACCAGGGAGCATCGGGGTCGGCTAATGCTCCAAAGATTTTATTTTTAAGTTCGTCTATTTTTTTATCTGCCATATTACCTTACCCTCTTAAATTCAATTACCCATACCCAGGGGTTTTTGTCCCAACCATAACCACGCTTGGCATTGATTGAGTCCCAGAGATTATGAAAAGCTCGCCACCATGTTTCCCCTATATTTCTTATTACGACACTTTCGGCTTTTGTATCTTCCTCGCTTATATCCTGCACCCTCTCTACTCTCAGTCCTGTTATCTCAAGGAAAATACGGGCCGCCCATCGGGGCATATGGATTGAAGGTCGCCACCGCGCATGGTGTCCGTGTTTGTCTTTGTTTTTTGGTTGTTTAGCATATTTATGGGCTTTTTTAGCAAACTTTATGCCCCCTGATTTGTACTCGATACCAGAAGCCTTGCCGCCACAACCTAATCCAAATATTGCATATCTAAAGCCCTCTCTCACCCAAATCGTATCGCCGACTCCACCATAAGGACACCACTGGGAAGCTTCACCTTTCAGCATCAATCCTTCGAGTTTTTGTGGGTTTTTTATAATCCTTCTGGTCTGTGTTTTTCGGTCATCAAGAATAGCTCTAACCATTTCTGAATTAAAAATTATAGGTTTTTCGTTTTGTGAGGACATATTCCACCATTCCTTGTTTTGCCGTGATTGCAATTTGAACATAAGATTTGGTAATTGTTTTTAGGCCATCCAGCTTTTTTGAGTCGGCACAACAACTTCACCCCTGCACCATTAACTTTGCGGTCTTTGTGCCCATCATTATGTATATGGTCTAATTCTAAAAATAACACTTCTGTTTCGCCACAACATTTACATTTACCACCATAAGCTTTTACCATTTCCACTCTAAGTTTTTGTCGCTGGCGGCGATTTGAAATCCTCATTAGGCATTTCCATTTTTCTGGATTTTTTCGTCGCCACTTTGCTGACTGTTCCTTGTACTTCTCTTTGTTTTTTTGGTATTCTTCTCTTTTTTTTTGTTTGATTTCCTCTGCATATTTTTTTCGATACCTGTCTTGGGCAACTTTTCTGCCACCTTTATATAGCCACGGACGCGGCACTCCAGCCCTGTAGCACCCTTGAGCTTTTCTGGTTGTGTTTTCTTTTTTCATATCATTATTGTATTATGCAATATCGTCCGTGTCAATATATATTGAATAGTAGTGGATGCTCTACCATATCATTTATCCTTTACTCATACTGTACTTTGACCTCATCCGGCAAGTGTTCGCCACATCTATAGATAGAATAATTCCCGCCTGCATAATATTCATAAACCGCTGGCATTTGACAATCACGTTTAGAACATAAATGGCCACCTTTTAACGGAAACAATTTTGTCTTTTTGCTGTTCTCAGGTTTTTTCATTGATTTCCAACATTCCGACTGAAACCACCATTTGAAATGCACTTGCCACTTGGTGATTTTCTGGTTATTAGCTCGAATCCAATCTTGGCATTCAAAGTTCATCCAATATAGTTCAGCGACTTTCTCCGGTATCATATTTATCGCTGCAAAATCTTTTATGTTTTGTAATGTTGGACTAATCATCACATAGTTGTTCGGTGAACATCAAACGTCTTTGCTAAATTTAACAAAGTAATCTCTTGTTATTCCATAGCCAGCTAAATTACTCGGCTCAACACAATTTGACGGATACCCCTCAACGTCTCCCTGTATATTGATAAGCCAATCACGAACGTTTGTGGGTCGCTTTAGTTCTTCCATTGCTTGTTTTAATGCTCGCTCTATTCGGCTCTTTCGTGGCTGCCTAACATCCTTACCCTTACCTTCCATCCACATAGAATGTGTATGCTCTAGATATAATTTTCGGTTAATTTGCATTGTAAGACGATAACCAAAAGATGTTCCTACAGAATGGGCTGGCCTTACATACAATAAAACACCTTTCATTCGAGTAGTCAGCCAATAAGATGATAAATCTTTGTGTGGGTCGCATCCTCTGTGTGCCGGCCCGAACCTGCGGAATAGATAAGCAAAGGCGTGGCCATAATCCCAAGTCTTAAATACTTCATCAGCTATCTCCGGCGTCCAGATAACACCGCCCATAGCCCCTCGATAGCTTGCTCCGTCGTTTTCAAATTGTTCCATACCCATTCTTTTACTCCTTCAATACTTCTTTCTTCTTAGAACAGGGTTTTACATCTCTCATCGCCTTCGTGTTGTTTGCATACTTCGGGTTTTGCCTCGTAGCCGTATATTTCGTGGATTCCACACACCGCTTTCCCACCATTAAAACTCAACATCTCACAAGGTAAGCCATTGTCTTCGTGGTCGCCATTGTATTGCATTGCTTTAAGCTCTGGAATATCTGTATAATCGCCAACCTTCCAGAATGTCCGGCCAATATCTGCGCAGCAGCTTCCGCATTGTTTACAGGTCTTTACTTGCATCTTAAATCTTCCAGATTACGTTTGTAAATCGTACCATTTTAAGCAGTTGGGGCATTGAACTTCTGGCTTGCCATAATCCATTTTTTCAGCGATTTTCATTACTGATTCCATATCTTTAGCAACCACTTTGGTATCAATCTCAAATTTACACTTCGGACATTTTTGTTTTTCTGGTAACATTCATATCTCAAGCAAGTGTTTTATGGGTTTGAATATATCCCGATTTGCGTTCCAGATTATCCGTTTCAGGAACGGCTCAAGTTTCTTAGCTCTTGAGAATTGCGCCCGTATCTTCGAGTTTTTGCTATGGTCATTCAGACTTGCGAATATCAGGGTTATCGGGGCATCGTACTGCTGAGTCGCTAAATAAAGTTTGGTGTAATCCTTTGGCGGGAAATAGCCCTTGGTTTCCTCTAACTCATACTTACCGGTAGTGGTCAGGATTGTAAAGTCCGGCAGGTACAGTTTCTTATTCTTGAATTTCTTAGTCTCAAGCTCAAGCAGGCACTCAGGGTCTTCAAACCACCATTCGAGAATTATGCCCTGCTCTTTGCGTAACTGACACCAGACAGCCCATCGGTATTCGAGTAGTGACCTGAAGGTACAGACCTTACCGCCGACTTCCTTAGTTACCCTTTGTACGTGACCGAATTGTGCCATTGGTCGCTTCCTTGCTAATTACTTGTTCAACTTTGTCAACTGAATCTAAAAGTGCATCGCCAATTATTTTAGCTGTATGACATAAAGCAGCATTGCGACCGTAACTGACATAACCTACATTGCCATCTTTAATATCAATTACAAAAGCAATAACTATATCATGGCCATATTTCTTGGCGTAAGCACCAACGCTTCGTACTTCTGGGTTATCATTCCAAGCCATATTAACATCCATGCTGTTTTATGATTTCAGGGTCATAAGGTATGCCGATACGCTTGGCCATAGCTTTGGCTTGGCGAATGGCAGCGGATTCGGTTCTCCACGATAAGTCTCCGTACATAAGACGTTTTCTGCCTTCAAAAACTCCTACGTGATAATCAGTACCATTGCAATTTAATCCGGCTTTCACTCTTACATTTTTCATTGTTTTGTTCCTTTCTTAAAAAAGGCGGCGTCCTGCTCTACGGCAGGAAAAGGTAATTTGGGTGACACTTAGTTAGTTTCGCCGCCTTATCACGGCTTTCTTAAATCTGGGTCCGGGGGGCCTATATTCCAACCCCTTGCCATTGATTGTGAAAGTATTTCTTCAATAAAGGCCGTCATATTCTTTTTGCCAACACCTTTTGTTGTGAGCCTGCCTATTGTTACTCTGGTTACATCTCCACCAAATTTAAGCTCTACTTCGAGCCCTTCTTTCTTTAGATACGCCAATCCATTGCACTTGGCCTTGACTTCTATATCCCACCACCCCTTTGTTTCGCCGTTCTCGTCATTTTTTACCAAGTCCCGCAAGCATACTCCTTTGTACCACCGGCGCTGGCGGTCGGTGATATGCTCAACTGGGGTCATTGTCCTTAATGCTCCGCCAATCGTTAGCTCAGCCAGTATCTCTGCAAGCGGCTTCTTAAAAGTAGGCTCACCTTCAATTATTGATATTACTTCGTGGGTTGACATCCTTGCCGTCCTTGCTTAGTAGTTGATTGAGACGTGCGGGATTCCGCCGCACTTGAGGGCTTTTAAGACTCTGCCTACTTCATCTTCATTGAGACCAAGCTCACCCAGAATAGCTTGGATACTACCTTCGATTTTCTCGCGGTGCTTTTTGTTTGCAATGCGTTTCTGCTCTTTGGCTTCTTCTTTTTCTTTGCGAACTCTCTCAATGGTCTCTCTGATAGCGGCTGCGTTTTTGGCATCCAGTTCCGCCTTAGCCTTGGCTCTTTCTCCAGCTTCCTCTGCGATACGCTTCTCTCTTTCAAGGCGCTCGGCTTCTACCTTTTCCGCAGCTTGCTTTTCTTCTTCTGCCTTTACCGCGGCTTCTCTGGCCTCAAGCTCTAACAGCCTTTTCTCCTCGGCTTCTTCAAGCCTCTTAGTCTCAGCATCTATGACCGCTTGCTTCTCAGCCTCAATAGCATCGATGGGGTCTTTATGGACGGCTATCATACTATCGACTTCGCCGATTAGTTCACGTTTCTTACTATCCAGCTTCCTGCTTAATGTAAGAGCCTCAGCCTTGGCGTCTTTGTGAACATCACTGATTTTTGTTTTGACTTTGCGTAGATTAGATATGTGGCTTCGAGCCGCTTTTTCGCCGTCCGGGTCTGTGTAAACAAAGACCAACTTTTCGTTTTCGGCCTTGGCTTTTGCTATTATCGCCGTTACTTCGTTAAAAATTACTAACTCGTTCATAGCTTTTCTCCTTAATCTTCTTCTTGCGGGAACTCATCTAAGTCTTCCCTTATTTCAACCGTACATTCTTCCGGCTTGACCGTTGCGAGAATCTTCTCTATGGGGTTTGTGTCGCTGGCAATTGGCAATCTACCTTTGTGCTTGATAATCGCTTCGGTGAACAGTTCTTTGCTGAATACAAAACCATCGGCAAGGGCATCTTTGTTCTCGGTCGTGAAGTTGAAAAACGCTTGGTCAACTATTTTGTCTTGTTCTTCCTTTTTCGTGGCCTTATCCGCAAGTGTATCGGCAGCTCCTGCGCCATCATCGTCTTGGTCGGCGGTCGCAAGCCCTGTTAAAGCCAAGAGCGTGTACCTTTGAAGGTAAGTTACTGTACTACCTATGGCTTGTATGGCGTTCTTGCTTCCCGTATTATCAGGCGGAGCGGATAAGCAAGTTTCCTCGCTGTGTCCCTGCGTGTGAGTAATCTTGCAAGTTACCTTAACAGAGCCATTGTCTTGGCTCGTCACCCACGCAGCCGTTAGGCCGTGTTCACTGAGAGCCTTGTTTATGCAGGTTGTTACATTGTGAAGCGTAGCGTGCTTGTAATCTACGTCTCCTTTTTGTGTGTGATATTTGACATTCTTGTCTTTGAGGATTTCGGGCGGCTTCTTCTTAAACGCTGCCATTGCCACAACGTAAGCCTTTTTTGCTTCGTTGGCCTCCCACTGCATTTGCACTTTCAAAAGCGCCTCTAATTTATCTACGTCGATTTTGCCGTCAGCTTGTTGCACCAATGCCGCTGCTGCCATAAGCGGGGATTCGGTTTTTTGCATCTCGTTCTTCATAGCTTCCCTTTCAGAATGAGCCATCGTCTATTTTTCCTATCATTGTTTTAAGTTCCTTTACAAACACACCCACCTGGCCGGCCAGTGTCTTGAAATACTCCTTGTCCCGTTCAACACGGACACAGAACATAGGCTGCGATAATACTTTGGGGTCGTAACTAATAAAGTCGCACCACTTACGGTCTGTAACCCAGAGCAAGCCCTGAACCTGCGGAGTATGTAAAGTTGGCATTTTCTCGCTTAATATGATTTCGATATGAGTAGAGGACAAAGGACATTTAATCTCAATCATACCCTCTTTGCCGACAAGTCCATCGGGACTGCCGCCGACCCATTCGTCCCGTATTACGAACCCGACTTGCTTAACTTCACAGTCATTCACTGTTTCGTAGTATTTCCGGGCTTCCTGCTCCGTCTCGCTCCCCTTGTCCATAATACCATTCTTATAAGATTCTTCACGGTATCCAGTTAACCTCTCGGCGGCAAGTTTCCGCATATACAAACCCCGGCCAGTCTTTTTATTAAGGACTTTGTGGAAGTTGCTGGCTGAAACAAAACCGAGCTTTGCCTCAAACCATTCTTCTGAGCCTTGTATGACATCATTAATTTCCATTATGGTTTATCCTTGAGGGCTTCGGTTGCCTCTTTTATAATGTAAGGAATAACCTTATTGAGGTCTTTTGTTGCATAATCTTCAGGATACTTAGTTGCACTATCTACTAAATGTTGCAAAACTGTCTTGAATTTCTCATAGTTGTTTATGGCCTGGACGATGTAATCGGCTCGGTCTTTATTACCAAGATAAGCGTATATTTCCCCCACACTTTCAACTGTTTTGCCAACAATGGAATATGGCCTATCATAATCAGCAACTTTAATCGGTAATATTTCTACTCTTACCGGTAAATCAAAGGGGCAATTCATATCATTCTCCTCTAATATCCGTCTCGATAATGGGCCCACCAGAATCTCAGGGCGGTTATTAAGACACATATATTTTCAAGTAATCTCATCTTATTTTCCTTCTACAAGCTCAATGTCGTCTTTAATGTTTATGTGCCAGTTAAATGTCGAATGGTCTTTTGTGTAAGTCCAGACCCAAGACTTGAATGAGGCAATGGCAATGCCTTTATTTGTTTCGCTGCCCGCATAGACATCCTTGCCGTTTTTATCTTTGAAGATTTTCCGTGCCATTAGGATTCCTTGCTTTCATACACTTTGGCAATCTATCTAATGTCGCCTTTGTTTCTTCTGGAGTAGCGTGGTCTGTGGTGAATTGGTCGACATATTTACCTGTACGAATTGCTCCGACTAAAATCTCGTTGTCTAAACCAAACTCTCCATTCAGTCTATCGTGTATTCTTTGAGTCATTTTCTTGCTCCATTAGATTTGGGTGCTGATGGATGTTGCCGACTTTATTGAAAATGTGAAGAAATGAAGTCAAGCATTCACAAGTCAAACATAAATTTCCGTTGATTGATTTTAGCCAAAAACATCCTTGCTTAAATACTATCTCATAAAGCCGTTCTTTTTTTGGAGTATATGGCCTTGTATCTTCAACAATATCATCTTTCCACCAGCCAAGGTCTTTGCCGTTCTTGTCCTTGAGGCCAACTTGCTGACCTACGGTTTCGGGGATGACTTCAAATGTTAAATAAGTCCAACATTTATCATAATTATCACTTATCCACGTTGAGTTTCGCTCTCGTATATATGCCTTCAATGGTTCGGCTTTGTGGATACCGTCTGATTCTCTTGCATTATTGACAATAAGATTTCCGTAATACCAATTACATTCTTTGGTTAAACCTCTATATTGTCTCATCTGACTCTCCATTTCAGCCTCTCTTTCTCTTTTTAAGTCGGCGTTAGTCCAGGTAATATAGCTATTTCTTCCGAAGTCCATAATGTTCATTGGCTTAGGCTTTCAGGGCTTGCTTAGATTCAGCCTTTCTTTTGCCTTCTTCCCATGCTTTTGTAAATTCTCTTCGGCTAAATATTGTAAAGTGGCAATTCTTAAGATTAGCTCCATTTTTGCCACAGTCGTATCCCATTTTATGTGCATATTCTTTGTTCATTTCTTTTCTCCTTTCAAAGAGCAACGGCAAGACCAGACCATCCATAGTTGTCTCTTCAGCTTATCATCCTTGATTGCCTTGCCGTTGCTGGTGTTCTTAAGTTAAATCTTTTTCGCTCAATATTTGTATGTCGCCAGTATAATGTTTGAGTCCACAATTTGGGCATTCCCATTCTTGCTGTTCCAGATGGTTAATTGGAAACTCAATAATATTGTTAGTAATGTCATCCAACAATCCTATCTCCAATGCCATTTCAGCTTCACATTCGTGGCAGTCCTCAGTAAATTTTAATATCATTTTCTTATTTCTCCTTATTTATGATGTGCCGGTGTCTCAGTCCATTGGTGGACATCTTGGCGCATTCCTTCGACTGTGTTGCAGCCGGAAACGAACAGTAAGGCAATTGCTATCGAGGCCACTATCGGCTTGAGTAACCAGCTCTCTGCCCATTTCAAGGCTTCGAGAACTTCGTTGTACTCTACGAATGTTTCAGGCTGGATACATAGATTGCCTTCCTCTCGCTCTGCGTTCATTCTGTTTCTTAGTTCCGCTTTCTTCATTTTTAGCTCTAACAATGTCATAATCAATCCTCTCTCTTCTCCCGCTAATTCCTTACTAAGTTTATGATTGCTTCCTCTTTAGGGTCATTATCATTTGGCCGAGTTTACGCCAGATTTCTTCGGCTTGGGGAATATCGGCAGTTGCATAACAACCATTTTTGTTAATTCTAAATTCTATTGCAGCCGAAGGCGCAATATGAGACCGACTTATTATTAACGTATTACCGCCACGACATTTTTTCTCATACTTTCCCAAGTCCTTACCCCAGTCCTTCATAAGGTCGAAGATGTTGCCGAAAATGACTGCCTCAGGCATATTCTCATCAGCTTCCAGTTGTCCGCTTTGGTCGGCGAAGAACGCCTTTGGAGTACCTTGTAAAGTATCTTGCTCAACAACTACAAATGTGTTGTCCCAACAAAACCCAAAGTCCCCGTGCCGAAGTTTCGGCTTCTCGGCCTCGGTAAGTTCAGCCCGAAGTGAAATTAGAATATCTGTTGATAGTGCTACTGCGCCTTCGTGTACCTTGATTTTGTATTTAATTTCTTCTAACTTATTCATTCTTCGTTTCCTTTAATTTAGGTTACTCTGCCTTTGCGTTGGAGATTGCCAGCTTGTTTAACTTTCTCCATAAAATTATAGCTATCTACGTGGGCGTCTTCGGGATGTTGATGGATATAATAGAAGTCGTCGGCAGCTTCTTCTAACGCCGTAAGCAGTTCTTTACGACTTGCCTCGGATGTGTCCAGACGGTCGCAGGCTTCGTGTAATATATCTCTTACTCCATACAGATTTCTGGCTTCATCGACCACCTCAAACTCTCGCAAGAATTTAGCAACAGTTGCCTTAAACTCCGAGCTTGGCTGGGCTTTAGGCTGCTTCAAGATAGCGAGGGCTTCATCAAATGCTCTTACCCAGCGACCGCAACACGGACAAGTATTTCTCTCGGTATGTTCGTGGCAGATTTCTGTCTGCTTTCTCTTTTCTAATAAATCTGTTATCTGACTCATTCTGGCTATCCCTTTATTCTCTTAGCTTGTTCAAAATTACAATCTTGCATATCAATATGATGGCTTACTCTTTGGTCGATGTATTCTTTAGGCCACATTCTTTTGCCATCCTGTTGGTTTGTCCAATGGTATCGCCCTCGACCACGACAAAGCTTTTTAGCTTCGTCCTCTGTGAATATTCTGGCTTTCCGAATATCGCAAACATAACCACTATTGTTATTTGCCCACCATAATATCGAATTGCCTACGTAACTTCGAGTATCTTGAATGTAAAATTGCTCACTCATTCTCTCTAACTCCTTAAATATGAGCCTCGGCAAAACTCCTCCTTGAGCAATGCCGGAAGCTCAAATCAAATACTGTAATACGATAAATCCAGCTATACTCACAGCTTGCAAAAGAAAATTCAAAGCGCAAACATCTTGGCCATCTTTCCATCTTGTATAGTTGCTAAGCGTGTAAAGAATAGCTAAGACCAAACATATAAATTTGCCTGCAATAATCATGTCTTTACTCCTTAATAGGCCATAGGGCTAAATAAAGGGACGCTAAAGGCTTTCTCGTAATAGCCTTATCCAAGTATTTCTGCCTTCAATTCTTTCCACTTCCTCGCTATATTCCTTTTTGTTGTAGGTATAATCTTTCATTAGGTTAGCGAGACGTTTTTCTTTCCATTGTTGACCAGACAATCGCACAGGTCTTTTTCCTATGTAATAATCAGTTCCACAGTCCCAATCAATAGACTTAGTAATTTGCTCGTTCATAAACTTTTTGAGTCCGATATGGTCTATCGATGGGGGTTGCCAAGCCCTAACTTTCGCTAACATAAAGAGATAGCTTTCTCGTAAGGCCTCTGCTTTTCGGATGCCATCTTCTTTGTGTTTCAATTCTTCTTCGTAATCTTGCTTAGCTCTACCAAACGCTACTTTTGTATTCATCTTACGAACAATAAGCAATTCTTTTTCAATTTCCTTCAATCTGTCCTTGTGATAACTTGAAGGTTTGAACTTTTCGGGTATCTTTGCATCGCTTGGAGCATCCCGCATTGATATTAACGAACCAAAAGCACGGGCACAATCCATAATAAATTGCTCAAAAGTTATACCTTTTTCTATGTTTGCTGTGTATCCCGTAGGCATTTTCGTTTCCTTTCAAAATAAAAACCAGAGCGAGGCTTGAGATGCACTGTCGGGGGGACAAGAACAACCTCGCTCTGATAGTAAACTTTTGAATGTTTTCGTGCATCTCATTTCACGTTCCTTGATTAACTTGTTATCAATCACAAACTACACTATTCTTCGGCGGTTGTCAAATAAATCTTTAGAAAATCCGCGTTTGGACAATTAGTTTATTCGGACTACCTTCTAAATGCTTGTAATGTAGGGAGTTATGAGAGAAAGTTTTTTAGGCTATCTTTTTAGCCTTGCGAGCTTCGCCTACATCGTTATACAATTCAGCCGCCTTTTCGGGGTTCTCGTTTCGGAATTTATCCATACCGACTTTTGCTGCCGAATATTTGTTAGTCATACCAATCAAATCTTTTCGCTTGATATATCCGTAGGCAAGAGTTGCTATTAAGCTGATTGCGCCGGCGGCTTCTTTGGGTTTTTGCCAATCAATACCTAAAAGCTCTTTGCCTGTCGATAGAGTTTGCTTGCCCAATCGAGTATCATAAATATCCTTTTCTATTTGGTCGAGATACTCTTTTTGGGCGCCGTCCTCAACGCCTTTGTTGTAAAGTTCTATCAACTTGGCTTCACGGACTTCTAAGTCTTTTTCCGCCCCTGTCATTGTATAGCTCAAAGCACCACCAGCAACGATACCACCACCTATGTTCGCTAATTCTGAGCCACAGCCACTTGTAAATCCTGCAACGAGCAGTAATGCAATTACAAGAATTGTTCTCATTGGTTTTCTCCTTTAGCTAAAGTTATATTGATTTTGTCGATACTTGTGTCCATCTTTTCAACAGCAGCGGTCAATTTCTTAACTTGTTCGGATAAATTATGGATATGATTATATGTTACGCCGGAGTTGAATACAAGAGCTAATACTGCTAAGCCTACAATTATCCATCGTGCCGTACCGTTAAGTTTTATCTTTGCCATTACCAAGCCTCTCTATTTCCGTAGCCAAGCGATTACACAGTTCAGATTCTTGATTCAATTGCAGGGCGAGTTTCTCTCGTCTGATAACCGCTTCGCCAAGTTGGGCGGCAAGGTCTTTGCGTTTGTCTTTGGTTACGACATCTTTAACTTTATTTTCGGTCGCTTTTAATTTCTTCTTCATCAGATTTTACATCTCCTCTAATATCAAGTACTTTACTTGGGCAGGGACTACATATTCCATATTCAATATTACAATCATCAACAAACAATAGTGTTGCTAAATCTTGCGGACGGTAAGCCTTCGGGAATCTTACAGACGGTAAGTCTTCGTGAGTACTATTGTGAAAAGTTAAATAAGGGGTTGTGCCATCGTTCTTCTTAACTGTTGGTTTCTCTACCATAATATTCTCCTTTAACTATCAAGTATGGCGATTTTGGCTTTCAAGGCATCTATTTTCTTTTGCCAATCCGCTTGAGATTTTACCATATCAAGTTCTGCATGGTCAAGTTGGGTTTGAATTTCCGCCCTGTCCTCTTCGGTAATATGAGTTTCGTCTGTAGTCCGAGTTACTGTAAGGGTATTCTTGTCTTTTTTTTCGTATGTTTCTGACATAATTTTCTCCTTATAAAATAAGACGATTAGTTAAAGTGCAGAACACATCTTGCTAAAATCGGGGTATCTACATAAGTAACCGTTTCGCAACAATGTCCGATTTCTTTCCAATGGTCTGCGGCGTGGCCAGGTGTGGGTATAGCATCTATTGCGAATCCCGCCGTTCCCGATTGATACACCCAGTTGCCTCTTGCTGAACTTTCTGTATCTTCATATAAAACATCCGCAACTCCAGCTATTACTATCCACACCTCGCTTCCATTTGCAATACCACTATCCAAAAATACTCCCATAAGATGGTCGCCGTTAGCCTCACTCAATTCGACCGCATCGTTAGCCCCATGGTCGCATTCTACAACTTTACCGGCAACGCTTACTGCATCTGTCTGGTTGGTCATCTTAATTGCATAGCCACCAAGCTCAGTCAATTTGATTTTCGTAAAGATGGCGGCCAATTTGCTATCAAGAGTCATAGTTGTAACTAATCCCGCTCCTGTATTGACACTGTGAACTTCTTTTCCAAGTTGGTCATCTGAAGCACCATCGTGCCCTATTTCTATCCTTGCCAGAGTGGTTTCTTCGCCACCGGATTGCTCACCTTTGAAGTTTAATCTGGATTCCCTGCCACCATCTGAATCTTCGTGAGTGGAATTGTGGAGAGTTAAATAAGGTACTGTAGATGTCCATTCGGTAAGGGTTTCAGGAGCATCTTCGCCAATACCAATTTTTCCATCTGATGCGATTGCTATCCCAATAGTGGGCGTAGCCCCTCTTGTCATCAACCAATTATCACTTGAATCTATCCAAGAACGACAACTTGTAGAGCCAGTTTCAGTTAAAGCAATACCCGTAGTAGCCCCTGTAGTTGGTGATTGAATTTGTACTTGCCCGAAAGGGGAAGATATTCTATTGATACTTATTTTGCCATCACTTGTAATCCTCATTCGTTCAACTGCATTTGTTCTAAAAATCAATGGGTCTGCACCAATAGTTGATAAATTTCCAGCATTTCTCAAAGCCCCAACAGATACCGTTGAACCCCCATATCCAAATTGAAGTGCAAGATTGCCATTTTCGTCCTCTATATCAAAGTTTGCATATCCATCAGTAGCAAGATTTTGTAATCTGACAATACCCACATCAGACTCATTTGTAATAATGTGTACTTTTCTTTCAGCAATTGCCGTTCCAATACCAATTCTCTCGTTTGTAGTATCAACATTAAAGACAGGAGTACCACCATCAGCATCCAAGACTTGAAAAAATGTAGTGGAATCTGTGGCAGGTTGAAAAACTGAACTATTAAGACCAAAGACGGAATTGCCTGGGACAGTAAAATCCGTAAATGTTCCCCTTCCTAAAGTTGTAATATTGTCATCGTCAAAATGAAACAGTCCTGCATTATGCTTTAATCTATCTACATCGGCATCCCAAGTTATTGTTTTGAATACAGCACCGTCTTTAATCCCAAAGATTAAATCTTTATCTTGAACGGTATTCTTAATCGACAAATTATCATTTGACGACATTTTGAATATAGAGGCAAGAGCGCCACTTTTTAATTGAAGTTCCGCATTTTCTCCATCTTGTGCCCTTATTGATATAATTGTATCTTGACTTGCTGTTTGCCCCTCTATTCTTAGGAAATCCTCTGCCTGGCTTTCATCCAAGTATAGATTTAACTGATTAGCAGTATTGGTGGTTTTGAAAATAAGGGTAGGGTCGGAAGCGTCCGATGATTCTATAGTTAACGTCGGCGTCGATGTTCCAAAGATATTAAGCCCTGCAAAAGTTGGGCTGTTTAATATACCTAACGGCTGTGGTATGACGGCGAATAATTGCATATTACTTTTTTTCTAACTCCCTTTGAAGCTCCTCAAAGAATTTATCTTCTTTAAGTTGCCTACTTGCCAAAGTAATTGCTTCGTTGTAATTCTTCTGCCATTGTCTTTGTAAGGCTATAATCTCGGCTTGTCCTTTGGCTGAAAACTGCTTGAGGAATTCGGGAATATCTTCCTTGCTTATATTCCCAAGCGGAGAATTATTTACCGCTGATTGCCTGAACGAAGCACGTAAGTCTTTTAGCTTTTCGGGCTTTGTGTCTTTAATGATACCTACGATATAATCTGCTGCATCATCCGCATCGCCGACAAGGACTTGCCTTGCAATCATTTCAAAACTAAGCGTGCGAGGCCCTGGCAATCTCTTTGTACGGCTAAACAATATCCTGCCAGTAAGCCTTTCAATTTCGGTAAGCTCACCTTTTTTCTTTCTGAAATCAAAAGACCGGCGTCGCCACTTAGCGTAATCTGCTGTTAGGTTTTCTTCTTTATTAAAGAATGTCCTATCTATCCTGTCTAAGACACCTTGGGCCTGTTTGGCAGCCGGAACGTCATCAAGAACAAACATCTTTAGTCCGTCAACGGTGGTGGCAGGGTCAATCGCTACAGCAAAGCCTCTTGCTGCAATACTCTCGATAGAACCGACTGTTGGCCCAAACGCCCAGTCTGTTATACCGTAGGTCAAATCAGCCAGCATTCCTATAATACCGCCATCGACAAGTGCGTTACCGACAGACTTGGCTATCTCTTTTGGATTCCTGCCATCTTCATCTTGTAATGTTGAAAGTAAGGATTCGTCTTTGTCGGTAAGGAAATCTCTTGCTATGTTGTATAACTCACCGGCAAGCCAAGTGCCAAGAATGAATCTTGCTAATCTCGAAGGGTCGCCTGTGGCTATCGTATATTTTAATACGTCCTTATATATGAACCTCATTTGGTCGGCCGACCACACCTTGAACTGCGTCATAGTCTGTACGAACGGTCTATTACCCCACCACATTCGTTTACTTGCAAGAGTTAATGGAAACGCCGAATCTGTTACAACCCTGTGAAGGACTTCAGACATCACATCATCATCTATTTCCTTTTTGTCTAAGGCATCAACAAGTTGCTCGTTTGTTAAGTTTGTAAGTAATCTACTTCTCGTCTGGAGTTGAGATTGACCTACAACAGAAAGCATCCTATCGTACATCTTACCGACAGTACCAGACTCTCCGCCCATTTCGTGTAAACGTTTTATGTCCGCCTCAAGTTGTAGTTTCTTGACAATAGCAATATAAGTCTGGTTTCCTCTTTCGCTTTGAGCAAAAGCCTGACCAATGAATCTCGATACTTTACCACCAGAAGCAAAGCCTTCGGATAAATGCCCGTGACCTAATACCGCACCTTGCCGTATCATTTCGTCTTGAATCTTCCGAGAAGTCTTCATCCAATTATTCAAGAATGGTGGAAACTTAAGGGTCGCCCTGATATTAGCCCCTATCGTCCCGTGCGTTAATCCTTTGGCGTATCTATCGAGCATATTCCTGGTAATAGTCAATGGAGATAGCGCAAGTTTCCCTACGAACTGGACAGACCTTGCTGTTTTTGTCCACTTCTTTGCGGTAATAGACGCCCTCGATTGACCATACTGGGCCTTGATATAATCCTCAAGTAAGTTGGCCTGGTCTCTACCTATTTCATTTCGGATTCGCTCTATACTTGTTCGTATATCTTTGAAGTTACCATCTTTGGTAACTCCCCACTGACGTGCGCCTTCAATGGCTTCCCAGCCGCCCTCAATAATACCAGGCAAAACATCGCTTGGATTCCATTCCCTCATATCCAAATCAAGCTCGACAGTCCTCTTACCTTCAAAATACCCTTCAGTTCCTCTAAGTCGAGTTCTTCGGTAATTCTGAAGTGCAGCAATTGCAGCATCAACGGTTTTATATCTTCCTTCGGTAACTTTGTTCTGCGCCCAGGCAAATACTCGGTGAGATTTAGCACCCTTAGTTTCGGCCTCTTCGAGAAATTTCTTACCCTTCTTGTTGGGAATCTGCGGGAACGCCTTACCAGTCAATTCGCCTTTACGAAGACCAACGTCCTGAGCTTCAATCTGCATCAAGTCAAGCTCTACCGTAAGCAGTCTCGCTC